GGTGCTTTTTTCGCAGGGTAAGTACATATTGCTGTCTTTTCTCCTGCAGAGAAATTTACTAAGTTATCAGAATTAGAGGAGGAGAAAACTGTTGTTCTTGATAAGGTATCTGGGCTTGCATCAGTAACTGTTCCTCGTCCTACTTCAAATTCAGTTCCTGCAAAAATTGCGTAAAAGGTATCTTTACCTGTACCCACACCAGCAACAAAAGTTTCAAAACCTTCTTCAGCACCTGCTAGATTTACTGTTCCTGTACCTGTAGTTGTGGTGGTTTCTTTTACACGATCATTTAAAATTAATTGAGCCATATGTTAAATTTATAGCATTAAGCTACATTCCTGTCATCTACTTCTGTCCATGTATTTGTAGCACTATCATCTACGTTAGTCCACGCATTTGTTATTCCAGGGGCTATTGGGGACCAAGCTATAACTCCTGGAGTGGCCACTGCTGTCGCTAAATCTATACCTGTTACAGGGGCTATTGTTACAGGTATGGGAGTAACATTACCTAATTGAGCGTTTGCGACTATACCACTTGGAGTGACTATAATACTTGGAACTGCTGTGGCTGTACCTATAGCAGAAGTTAAAGCAATACTTGTCGGAACAATCGTAACATCTCCTCTGAAGGATTCATTACCTAAGGTAGTGCCCAAGGATTGACCAGAAACTATACTTGTAACATCTCCGAAATAAGTGATCTGTCCTCTAGCAGAAGTTATGCTTAATCCTGTTGGTGTGACAACAACATTAGAAAAGACACTTTCAGTGCCTAATGCAGTAGATAAACTTATTCCTGATGGTGTTGCGAGTGAACTAGCTACAACGCTAGTGGTTCCTACTGATGTATTTATAAGAGTTTCGCTACCAACAATTGTTGTTATTTCTCCATCAGATATAACAGAGTAAGTACCTATATTTGAGAAAGTAGCAGCAATACCTGTCGGAGTTGCTATAACATCAGGTAAGAATATAGAAACTGAATTTAGAGTAGAGGAGATTGCAATACCCGTAGGTGTTGCAGTAATTCCTACATCAATTACTTCATCGCCAATAGCTGATGAAAGACTTATACCGCTGACTGTAGCGGTTATATTTTTTACACCTTGCGAGGCAAAGGAGTCTTCAGCAAATGTTGTTGTACCAAAAAACATAACGCTTTACCTGGCGTTACTTTTAAGTAATTCTTAAAATTGCATTTGAAGCATCATTAGCTGGAAATTGTACTGTAAAAGTTCCTGATGTAGATGTTTTAACTGCACCAAAATCTAAAACCATTACCGCTGCATTTGTGTTTGTTGTTGCAGAGTTATTTGAGTTATAGACAACAGCTGCTTGAGCTGAAATTGTTGCACTTGTAAAACTAATATCACTAAAATCAATAAAAGAAGTATTGTTTGTTTTTCCTGCACCTGTGCTTGTTAAGTTACCGCCGCCTGCTGCGTAAGTACCTGAAGCACCAACTTCCTGAGAAGTTATGTATGCTGTAGTTGTGTTACTTAAAGATGCTGATGCACCGTACAAAGCTAATTTAAATTGATCTCCACCAGAGGAACGAAAGTCGTGTTCGCCTTCTAACAATTCCTTTTTGAAGCTATCACATATTGCTTGTGTAATCGCCATGGTTAGTTACCTCCTGGAGTCACTGATTTCAACGGTACACGCAGGACTCCGTCTGCATATTCGTCTCTTCGTTTTCTGCCCATCTGAGTTACAGATAAGCCCTGTACAGCTTGATTGTACTTTTGATCGTATAATTGCACATATGTAGGATTTTTCAAGTAAGAAAAAGCTTCTGCAACTGTGCCATATATCAAAACTTCTGAAGCATTATTTGAAAGGAAAGTTGTGGTGCTTGTACTTGAAGCTCCATTACCTAATCTTTCAGGTGTTCTATTATACCAAAGTTCTACTGTAATAGCTGCATTTGGTGTGGGAGCTACTATCATTGTGTTCTGATCCCAGTTAGCATAGTACCTTGGTGTTCCTGTATTATTAGCACGATCTACATTATACTCATCAATAAAAGTTGTATCTCTTTGCTCTAACCAAGTTCTATCTGCATTTCCGTCAACTATCTGCATACCTCTCTCATAATCAAAATCTTCAGGTAATGTTACAAAAGGACTGCCTACTGTAAAGCTAGATGTTGCAAATTTTCTAAAGGCATCAAGATCTAATTGTTTTTGTATCTTATCCTCAATATTGGTAATAAAGACATTGATAACTGTGTTGGATAATACTTCTGATCCAACTTCTGTGTAATTTCTTACGTTATCTAATAATTCAGAATAGTTCATGTGTTTATTTGGTTACCCATACCTGAGTGAATCCTACAATAATAATATAGTGTTGGTGCGCCAATTGCTACTGTAATTTCCAAGGCTCTTGTAGTCGCAGAGGAATATCCACTATCATAAGCAGATTGTGATACGGATGAACCATTTATTTTATATGTAACTCCTGTTGAATAGATTGATCCACCTCCATGAGTTCCGTCTGATGTGGTACTGAGATAAAAAGGATGTCCATCAACTGTATTGTCATTCAAATTAAATACATAAGTTTGACCTTCTGTGACTGATAGAACAGGTCTTTCTACTGCATTAATGTAAAAAGCATTTCCACCTCCCGTCTTACCTGCAACGGTTACTGTGTACGTGGTTATAGCTGCAGAAGTGCTTACAGTCACAATACCTTGTGAAAGATTAGATATTAATTTTTTAATAGGTGTTTGAGGCAACATACTAGATGAAGTTGTAGGTGCTGATCCGTCAGCAGGAGAAGTACCTTGAACAGTTGTTAGAAAAGAACTATCACCAGGACTTCCTACAAAAACTGTCATAGGCATCGGTTGAGGAAATGTATTGAAGGTTGCATCATCTGGTCCAGTAGGTGAGGTGTCTTTTAAAACACTTGTTGATTCTACTCTTGGATCTTGTAAAGCTACTGGGTCAGGAGCATGATAGGGTGGATCTAGTTGAGGATGTTTAGGTTCATAGCATTCTGGACAGACATGTAATCCATTCCACTCTTGTTTAAGTTGTTGGTATTTATATTCTTGACCACAACGATCACAGACCGCTCTTGAAAATGTTCCTGATGCAAATGCCATCTTTTACCCCGTTGAGTAAAAGTTTTGAGGAACAATATTTACTGAAGTAGATTGACTATCTTCTATGAGTGCTCTTTGTAGCTCAGCTTCATATCTTCTTTCAAGTTCTTGTGAACGTTCTAATGCTATTTCTTGTGAGGTGTAATAAGCAAGACCTGAAACTAAGCAAGGTAAAAATCTATACGGAGCATCGGGTGTATTTGTGTATGCTCCAACGTCTTCAATTCTTCCAACGTAATAATAATTTAATTGTGTTCCTGTTGTGTTGGGGGTTAAGTACAAGTGTATCTTTACAGAATTTAAATCTCTTTTTATATAATACTGACTGGGAGTTCCTTGTGATGTTTTATTAGGTAAGTTCTCATATTCTGACCTAGATATTTTAGTCATGGTGGTATCTGTATCACCACTTCTAAAAACTACTTCTAGCACATCAGATGCATCTGCAGGAGCAGTATAAACATTTGTTCCTGCTGTCAAAGTTTGTGTGTGATTAATAACTTTCCATAAGTGAATACCTCGGTTACCCCATTCTGAGAAAAGTAAGTTTAAGTTATCTCTTGCTGCAGTCAGCTGATAACCTGTTCTAAGATCCATACCGCAACGCGCGTAAGCACGCTCAATAACCCTATCAATACTTAAGTCAAAATTAGTTATTCCCGAGGTAGCCATAAATTATTTCTTTTTCTTTTTGTTTTTTTTAGTGACTGATTTTTTAGCTTTACCGCCACGTTTCATAGCCACGGGCTTACCGCCTCTTTTCATGGCTTGTTTTTTCATTCCCATCATGTCGTTTCTCCTTTTTAAAAAGTTTTTCGTACGTTTCTTGGCGAGTTTTTACAACATCGTCATAATACTCTGCCGGCCATTTTTTATAATAGCCTATCTTATGTAGTTTGCAACTTGCATCATAGAGCTGTTTAAACTTTTGCATAAGCATCATACTATATTGGTATTCAGGCTCCCAATCACAATCATCGTGAGGGTTTACAAGAAATTCTTGATCTTCCACTGTAGCAGGGTTATTGGGATGAAAGCCCATAAAGTAAACATCTCTTCTATTGTAGGTTTTATTGTAAAAATCTATCTTTTCTTGAAACTGTTCTTCATCATATTGATCCCAGTAAGGATCACAAAAAATGATTATATCGTGTTGTTTTTTGTTCCAGTCTTTAATTATGTTTGTTAAATGCTTTTCGTATTTAGTTTTGTCTGATCTGACCTCTATTCGAAGTTTGTTATCTCTTCTCCACTTAGCGGCAAAAGGACATGCTGGAAAACCTATATGTTTGTTCATTGGTTCTAAGACATTCTTAGACCAATTTATTACATCACTTTTTATTTTTTCGGCTAGTTTTCTTCTTGACAATTGTTTTTACCATGGTCGGTTTACCGCCTGGATTACCTGCTTTTTGTTTTCTGCTGACAGCACTTGCTTTTTGACCTTTTGACATAGCTCTTGCTTTTGCTATAGGAACGCACTTAGGATAATTTTTTCTTTTTTCTCCACCACTCCTACCACATTTAGGATAAGAACCATCGGATTTTTTATTGGCTATGTCTACCCAATTATCTTTAACCCAAGCGCGTAAACCTTTTTTAGCCATTACCAGACTTGATTATAAACGACCCATAGAATAACAACTCCAACAACACCGGCAATAATCTTGCCTTTTTTGTTTAAGCTATTCCATTTGCTCCATAATTTTTCCATGATTTACCTCCTTAACTGAGTGTGGTTTCTTTCCTACGCATTACTCCGCCACAAGCAGCAGCTATAATTTTACCGCCTTTGACTTTTCTATTTGCAGAAACTTGTTTCCTTGATTGAGATATTTCGTTTATAGAGCCACCCATTGCTTTTTTCTTAGCTCCTTTTTTACCACCAGGAGTTACCTTACCACTACATACTGCACTGGCATACATATTTGCGTACGCTGAAGGGTAAACTTTAAACTTTCTTTTTGCGGCGGCTTTTCCTCTTGCGCATAGTTTTGCCATTCTTTTTACCTCCCGGTTTCATTATCTGTTTAGCCATTTGAGATCTCCCAATGACCATTAAAACTCTTTATAATTCTTTATTAAAAAACCTTCCATCCAGTCCATTTTTTCATCCATAGACTTAAGTTGTGTTTTTATAACAGCTAGATCTTGTTGCATTTCTGCAACACTATCAGCCTTTTTTTCTACAGCGTTTAAGCGTTCGCTCCACATGCCCCAAGTCATTGCTAGAGTTCCAAATAGCACCAAATAAGGCAGAACTGTTTTTAACTCTATCTTAAACGACATTGGCAATCCTGATCTGTTTTACAATTACACATGACATACTCCTATTTTGTTTTTGCGGACATTCCACTTAAAGGGTTATTTAAAGCCTTATTAATCTTTAAGTCAAGGCTTTCTTCCATTAACTTCATCTCTTCTATAAGCTCTCTTGAGTCTTCTTTCTGTCTATCTTCCACGTCATTTACAATTTCGGTTATGTGTCGTACGTCTTGCTCAACGTTGCGTAAATCCGTTTTAAGGTCGTCTTTAAGTTCCCGACTTACCTGACTTATTAGGTCTATTTCACCTAATATAATTTCTAACTCACTTTTCAAAGCATCTAATTGTTGTGATACTAGCTCTACTTGTGCTTTTGTTTGTGTTTCCACAAGAGCAATCTTCTTATCAAATCCGCTTAAATCAGGGGCAGTATAGCTCTCAATCTGAGCAGACATATCTTGAAATTTTTTGAAAGCTTCGAACCCGCCATATAAAACACCTACAGCACTACTTAGTGCTAGAATGACTGCCATCATGCGTCCACCTTTAAAAGAAACGCCGCCTACTGAGACTTCTGCCATTGTGAGTTCACCATATCATCCATTATCTGTCCTTGTGCCATGTCAAACAACATACCATACTGATCATCTATTGTCTTGTTTAAATATTCTGTAACGTTTGTATCTTGAATGTACGACTGTGTGTCAAAGAATGTTTTTGTATTACCGAGAATTTGCATAACTATTAAAGTTTTTGTTTGAGCTGCATCGTCATAACGAGCCTTATCATCAATCTTTTTGACTATTTTAGTTGCAGCTTTTTCTTTTGCTGAAGATTCTTTTTTAGGTTCCTTCTTTGGTTCTTCCTTTTTCTCTTCTTTCTTAGGCTCTTCTTTTACCTCTTCCTCAGCTTCTTCTATCTCTTCAGGTGCTTCTTCTTCAGGTTCTTTTACTTCTTCTACCTCCTCGATTTCTTCTACTTCTTCAGGTGCTTCTTCAACAGTTTCCTCAGGCTCAGGTTCAATCATCTCAGGCTCTTCCTGAACTACTTCAATTTGTGGTTTTGTTTCTTCTACTTCTGTTTCTACTATCTCAGGTTCTATTTCAATTGGAGGTGCTATCTCTTCTACAGAAGCTACCATATCCGGTGGAGGTAAATCCATTTCCATTTCAATCTCTAAAGTAACGGTTTCTATATTGACAGGCATTTCAAAATCCATATTCATATCAGGTGCAGGCAATAACTCCATGGGTGGAGGTGCATCAAAAGTAACATCATAAGAAATTTCGACATATTCAAACTCTAATTCTATTTCTGCCATTTCTACTTCAACAGTTTCGTAAGTTACTTCTTCATACTCAGATTCAAAAGGCATAAACTCTATCTCACCAATATCATTGGTAGCTATGTCATTAAATTCAAAGACTTCCTCTGCGAAGTTTATCTCTGTATCTAAAAGATTAAGATAATAAATTTCTTCTACTGTAGTTATTTGTTGAGTAATAATTGTATTAATTACATTATAAAATACGTCAACGCTCACATCATCAAAGACTGGGCCCACGGCTAGATTGATGTCTCTTCCACCTACCTCAATAGTGACTCTATTTAATACACCACTGAAATCGAAAGACCCATTATAAGATTGGTAGCCTGTTGATACTCCAGATTCAGACAAGATGTCAGTGCCTGAAAAGACCTGACTAGTTCCGTTAAGTCCTGTAATGTGCATGTATATTCGATCTTGATCATCCTGTTTATCTACCTCTATTGAGTATTTAACTTCACCACCATTACTAATATTGAGTTCAGAGAAATCAACAGTCTGTATAAACGTTGTGCCCATACCATCAACACCCATTGTGGAAGTAGAATTACCTGATCCTACAATAGCTGCACATTTATCTGCACCTAATCCATAACAAGAATTACCTGTTGGCATACTGGCAGGGCCTTGACCACCCCAATCAATATCCATATCTCCTTCATTACTTGTGCCTACATATCCGTTTGAGCCATCAAGTATATTATCGGAGTTTTGATTAGTAACAGTTACTTCCGTATTAGTAACAGTAGTTACAGTGGTTGTAACAATTTCTGTGCCTAGATCTTCTTCAGTAATGTCAATTTGTGTATCTTCCGTGGT